GTTGCCGATCCCCACCGTCAGCCGATAGTCACGGTAAAAAGTATCCATCACGGTACGTCTCCCCCGCGAATATCAATCATCTCTTCCGGCGTGACCAGATACATTTCGATGCGACCACTGGCGAAGTCATCAGCCCGATACGGGTCAATGCCGGAGCTGTCGGTACAAAGTAACGCGATATCGAAAGGCCAGTTCTTATGACGAAAATGAAGCGTTCCCAGCGACAACTTTACGCCATCGATGTAGTCATCGTTGTATTCCACGCGCATTTTCCACATTTCAACCGTGGGCAGGTGTCGAAGAGTAACCACAGCCTCGCCGCGGTCAAACAGGAGTACGTGGCGCTGGGTGGGCTCATCGGTTATGTTCGTTATCAGATCCAAAAGCTACCTCCCATAAAGTGATTTCACCGCGTCGACTGTCGCCTTCCAAGTAGATTTCGATTGGCCGGTTTTCCTGGAGTTATCTGCCGGGGTCTGCGCCCCCTTATTCGCAACGCCCGCCGTTTTTGATTTAGCAGCTACCGAGGGGGATTTGAAGTGCTGCTCTATCGGTGCGGTAGTCAGTTGCGTGAAGGTGATTTTTGTAAAACTGGCTTCAAACTTAGTTTCCATCGTTTGATTGTCGGTACTGATGATAAGGCCGCTTAATGCCATATTTTCATGAGTGCGATAATCCACCTCCACGGAAATAAGCTGCTTGCCGTAGTACACCCCCTCAATGAAGTCGAGAAATTGCTCACGTATACCTTTAGCGCCACCAGTAGACGGGTTGCCCACCAGCCCAAACAGGTCGGCTCCTTTATCAGCCAGGCGTTTTGCCTTTAAGATGGCCTGCTCTGCGCGATCGGCAATCTCATTCATTTTCTGCAACTGCTGCTGCGTCTTTGTGGGGATGTACTCCAGCACCTCGCCATACTTCGAATAATCTGGCATCAGGCTAAAAGAAGAGTTTGGTTTCGCATCGATATAGATATCGGCAACAACACCGCTGATTTTTATCGTCAGCGGGCCATTGATAATATCGTCAGACGCGTTACTGCCATCCTCCAGCACGTCTACAGGAACCTGAGACGGGTATTCAGTAGCATCGCTCACTCGGGCAAACATTGAGAACCCGCCGATCCCTACCTTTTTAACAGTATCTTTGCCCGAGGATTGCGCCTGCATGAGGCCGTCTAGAATTCCCATTATTTCCCATTCCTCGAAAACATTCGTTTGGCGTCTTTTTGTTGTTGCTGTGTACTATCAGCAACAGCGTTACCTGCCGCAACAGCATCAGGTGCAGTGATGTAGTTTTGCTGGCTGAAGGTATACGAATTGTTATAGGAGGAACTATCACCACCGAGGCCCACCGCAGCATTCATGCCGTAAGGAATACCACCAGGACTCATGCCGCCGTTACCGCCGCCAGTTACACCTTGCTGCGGTTCATCCTCACCGAACCCGAAGAATGACTTTGTCGCATTCCAGGCATTTGAAGCAGCGTTGCTGATAATATTGCTGATGTATTCCCCCAGCCCAGCAAAGATGTTTTTCGCCCAGTCAATAAAAGCCGTGAACGGTTTTTTCATCAGTTCAACGCCATTATCGAAGATTTTAACCACATCCCCCCATGCACCTTCAAAATCGCCCGTGACTAACTTCCATAGTGCTGAGAACATCAGCTTCGTGTTTTCGATGGCAGTAGTGAACATATCAACGACAAACGCGCCGGCATCGCCAAACACGTATTTAATCGCATCACCAACGACACCAAATGCACCAGTGATAAACGCCATGAGAGAATCAAAGACATTCTGCGCATCGTTCATCGCATCCTGAAAATCACCCGTAAACGCACCTGTGATGAGATGCCATACGAATCCGAACATGGAGACAATGGCATCAGCAAGCGATTTAAACACACCAATGGCGTAGTTTATGAAGGCCATGAGCGACGCTTTCGCCTCTTTCAGTGCGGGAACAATATCTATTCCCCAGTTATCTTTGAAGAAATCAGCAATAACGCTTTGGCCACCTTCCATAGCCGTCAGCAAATCATCGATAACAAGAACGACTGCGACAATGGCGGCAGTGATCAGTACGACAGGAGAAAATATGGTTGCCAGCACCGTTCTAAGTCCTATAGCAGCAATTTTCCAGGCTACAAATCCGGTAGTAATAAGACCAATAATCGGCAGGAAGCGGCGGATCATACCCATAACGGAGAAGATAATTTCCCCAAGATGAGCCAACCCGTTTTTGATGAGATCCTTATTAGCAATGAGAAAGTCCGTAAACCCATCCACCAGGTCTTTCAGTACCGGCACAAATCCGACGGCAACCTGAAATTTGATACCATCAAAACCTTTCCCCAGCGTAGTCAGAGAATCGTTGTAGGCTGCAAACTGATCGGCCTGGTCTTGCGTCACAACACCAAGCGCCTCAGCCTTGTTCTGCAACGAAGATATTTCTTCGCCCGTCATGGATAG